CTATCAAGTTTTTCCTGAAAGAGTTAATTTAGGTTGGACTGCGGAGTTCATGTTGAGATACAGATGGACTGGAGATACTTCAGGAGGTCTTAACAATCGTTATCCAAACAACAAAGGAACTTTCTTTTACATGGGAGCAAGAGCCGAAAACAAATTTTATCACTACGCTGACGGTCATCCAAAACAAGATACAGGATATACAAGAGTTACTTCTGGTTTAACTTGTATGCACACTTGTGAATGTGAACAAACAGGAATTACCGCATCTCACGGATGTCTACCTGTTTATCAACCATCAGGTGTTACGTCGACAACTTGTATGTGTGGATGTCCTTGTAGTTGTGAAACTCACGCAGAATATCCAGAAAAAGACCCATTGTTCGATGAAGTATCAAACGCACTATCATTAAGATTAAGTGGAGACACAGGTAGTCCAAAACTTTGTATTAAAACATATACACTAACTGGTCATTGTGAGGCAACGGGAACTTGTCTTACCGGACAAACATACGTTACAGGAACATCCATAAATGAGTGGTGTTCTACAAGAGGAATCTTTGATGATTGTTCAGGAACCACTTATGCAAATGTTGAACATTGGGTTCAAATTGACGTTGTCTTTAGAAGAAGGGAATGGTTTGGTGAATGTGACTTGTGGGATAAAGGGGGGTTAGGTTTAATAGTTTCAGAGCAATATACCGCAACAACAGCAAATAATAGTATTAGTTTAATACAACCACCAATAACACACGAAAAAGATTATGACCCGGCAAAAACTGAAGTTGTTAATTTTAGTAATGATTGGCTTGTTGAGGAACCTTTCAGAGTTGGTACTTTAAAAATTTATGTTAATGGTAAATTATTCATGGTTGCTGAAAATTTTGAAGAAATCATACCAAGACTTTTAAATGTTGAAAAAGAAAAACAAATAGGTGTTGGATACAACATCTCTTTAGGTGGAGGAACTCAAGGACTACACGATAACTTAACTTTCTCAGGAGGGTGTCCTGATACGGTCGATGAAATAGTTTATCAACAAGACCCTGAATGCTTAACAACAAATGACTTAGACCATACAATTTATTCGGGTTTAACAACTCAAATACATTTGGAAGAAATCTTTGGTGGTAGTATGATTGGGGATATTAGTGCGTTTAGAATGTATACTGAACCATTGGATGCGGGACAAATAGCTCACAACTACAGAGTGTTAAAAAACAAATATAACTTATTAAATCCAAATTGCCCTAATTGTGTTATTGTAATACCAAACAATGACCTATATTATCTATCATTCCCTTGTAATGATTTATATTATACAATGTATGTATGTCCTACACCAACACCAACTGTTACTCCATCGGTGACTCCAACCAACACCCAAACACCAACTAATACCAAAACCAACACTCCGACACCAACTAATACTCCAACATTAACACAGACTCCAAGTTAAATTTAATATAAATGTATACAACAGACTGCAATTATTTTAAGATAACAAACTATAATACCGTTCAACAAGGGTATTATGCTTGGACAGGTTGTACTGGAATTTATAGTGTTACACCAATTGACCCTTTACAGTCTCATTATGTTTGTGCTAAAGATTTATATGCTCAAGATTGTGGAGCTCCTTTAACAATTGTATTTGCCGGATTATGTCCTTCTATTACACCAACACCATCATTTACACCAACTCCTACACCGACAAATATTACTCAAACACCAACTCCTACACCAACTTTAACACCAAGTCTTACTCAAACTCTTATCCCTGTTTATAATTTGTGGGGTGCAGGATATTTTGAAGATGCGTGTGGTGAAGCGGGATATGGACCATCAAATGTATCGTTTTATAGTGTAATTTCTTTTGAGGCATTACAACCTGGTGATTATGTTTATGGGAATGCGGCATTAACAATTCCTCCTATTTTCCAAGGTAATATAGTTTCGGATGGTGCTGTGTGGGTACAATTTGATATTAATAATGGCCTTGTCCTTGACACGGGTATTTGTTTTTAGAAAACAAAATAATTAAGTATTTATAATCATGTCTGATTGTGGTGTTTCAATTTTTAGTAATAACTTGAGTGGTTTAACCGCCAATGTTACCTTTTATCCTTGTTCTGGTGGAACAATTGATTTGGGTCAACAGACCTTTCCATTTTCATATGAGACCGATTATTGGTATGGGACATACGATTGTTATGTTCCCTATTATGCATTTAATTATGTTTTAGATGTACCGTGTCCAACACCTACTCCAACTCAAACTTCAACTCAAACATCTACACCAACAACAACTCCAACACCATCAGTCACAGTTGGTTTGACACCAACGATGACGGAAACTCCAACACAAACTCCAACTAAAACACCAACACCAACTCCTACGGTAACAATAGGTTTAACTCCAACCGCAACTCAAAGTCAAACTCCAACACCAAGACCAACTGAAACTCCAACTAATACTCCTACAAATAGTGAAACGCCAACTAATACACCAACTAATACCGAAACACCAACGAATACTCCTACACTAACTAATACACCAACTAATACCGAAACACCAACAAATACTCCTACACCAACACCCACACCAAGAGCTGCAGTTCCATTTAATTTTGATTTTGATTATATGTTATGTGAATATTTCTTTACTGATGGTACTGATATGGACACTGTCACTTATATGACAGTACCGTCAATTATGGAAACAACACCATCTGACCCTAATCCTAATATCGGTCCTGTTAATGGTAAGTATTATAATTATGTTGGTACTTGTGCGGTATCAGACAGTGGTCCTCAATACCCATTATCACCATCAACACCATTTTTAACTTATGGTGGTGATAATAGAAGTGCAAGTGGTACTGAATCAGTGTTATTTAATTTAATTGAGTTTAAGAGTCAAAATCCAGGTGTTGTAAATATCCAATTCGCATTCACTGCAGATTGGTTTGGTGATGTAGGTATTAATCCTGTTATTATGAAAGCAACTTTATGGAAAGGAGGCACACCAATATATTTCGGAGACCCTGATTACACATGGACTAATCCAACAGCAACAGGAACATATTCAGTAAATTCCATTGGTCAAGTAATTACTTTAAACGTACAAGATTGTGAACCTTATGAGTTAGTTTCAAATTTACAATATAATACTTCGACTTACCAAGGACAGTTCAATTAAAAACATTTTTTTTCTCTCTTTAATAAATTAGAATAATTCGTAGTATTTATTAGTTAAATAAGAATATTATGTCATGTAGTAAATATACTCTAACAAATACAGGTTCCTCAATTGTGAACTTCAGTTATCAAAGATGCGACGACGCGATGTGGGAATATCAAGTTGAGATTAATCCAAATCAAACAAAAACAATTTGGTTATTAGACCCAACTTATTCAACAGCTTTTTCATCAAGCATTGTTAAAATTGATTTGGGGGCTTTTCCTCCAACAGATAATGGTCCAACCTTAACCCCAACTCATACCCCAACACCAACAGGTACTCCTTCGGTTACTCCTACACCAACTCCAACACGTCCTTAATTTTTTTAATTAAAAATAATTTTATACATTTAAACCCTATTCTTTTGGATAGGGTTTTTTATTTTTAAAACAAAATACAATTAATGAGCAAAATTTTTATTCAAATCGCATCATATAGGGACCCACAGTTAATCCCAACTTTAAAAGATATGATTGCAAATGCCAAGAAACCAAAAAATTTGGTTTTTTCAATCGCAAGACAATTCAGTGAAACCGATGGTTTCGATAACCTTGATGAATTCAGAAACGACAAAAGATTTAAAATCTTGGATATTCCTTATCAAGATGCAAGAGGAGTTTGTTGGGCAAGAAATTTAACTCAACAACTATATGGTGGTGAGACTTATACAATGCAAATCGATTCTCACATGAGATTTGTTAAAGATTGGGATGATATCCTGATTAAAATGATAAAGGGGTTGCAAAAGGATGGGTATAAGAAACCTCTACTTACGGGTTATGTACCTTCCTTTGACCCTGATAATGACCCTGCGGGTAGAGCACAAGATGCTTGGAGAATGGCGTTTGATAGATTTATTCCTGAAGGTGCGGTATTCTTTTTACCTGAAACAATTCCTGGATGGAGAGAAATGAAAAAACCTGTAACGGCAAGATTTTATTCGGCTCACTTCTGTTTCACATTAGGTGAATTTTCAAAAGAAGTTCAACACAATCCTGAATACTATTTCCATGGAGAAGAAATTTCAATCGCAGCAAGAGCTTACACTTGGGGTTATGATTTATTTCATCCTCACATTCCTGTGGTTTACCATGAATATACTCGTAAGGGTAGAACAAAACAATGGGACGATGATAAGACTTGGGGTGACAAAAATAAACATTCACATTTAACAAATAGAAAGTTATTTGGAATGGATGGCGAAACCCAAGAAGGTCACGATGGTCCTTATGGTTTTGGTACTGTTAGAACATTAAGAGACTATGAAAAATATTCTGGTTTGTTATTTGAAAGAAGAGCAATCGACAAACATTGTTTAGACAAACAATATCCACCAAGTCCTTATAATTTTGAAACAGAAGAAGAGTGGAAGGATAGTTTTGCAACAATATACAAACATTGTATTGACGTTGGTTACACAAGCGTACCTGAAAAAGATTATGATTTTTGGGTGGTTGCATTTCATAATGCTAAAGATGAAACGTTACATAGAAGAGATGCAGATAAGAATGAGATTGCTGGTTTCATGAGAGACCCTGACGGATACTGTAAAGTTTGGAGAGAATTCCAAACCACAGAATTACCAACATATTGGGTTGTTTGGCCTCACTCAGAATCAAAAGGTTGGTGTGATAGATTAACGGGTCAGTTAAACCACAACAACGTTAGTTAATGAAATTTAATGAAATACCAAAGTTTGTTGTTAATTTAGAAACAAGACCTGATAATCTTGAACTTATAAAAAAAGAGATGGATTATATTGGTTGGGAGTTTGAAAAGTTCAACGCGGTAAATAGAAACAGTTATATGGGTTGTACCCTATCTCATTTGGAAATTATTAAAATTGCCAAAGAAAGGGGGTATGATAGAGTTATGGTTATTGAAGACGATTGCGTATTCATGCCATACGCCAAATCCCTTTTAGATGACATTGAAAAACAAACTGAAGGTATTGAATTTGGTGTGTTTAATATAACTCCGACTTTAAATAGGAAACTTAATCCGAGCGATAAATATGATTTATTATTAGACATTACAAATATTCCTCCAAAAGAAGAACATCATACTGAAACATTTGCAACAAATATTTTAATCTATGATAAGTCAGTATATGACGAAATGTTTAATATTGCTTTGACCGCATTTACTGAATCAGGAGATTATTATTTTCCAATAGACGGGTACCTTGTTAAATTTATTTATCCTAAGTTTCAAAGTTATTGTGCGGTATTACCTATTGCACCACAAAGAAATTCGTATTCTGACGTTTCTCATGGTATGTATAATAACTTCTATACTCAAACGTATAATTGGAATTTATATTCTCCCAAGAAACTTCCAAACGAATTTAAAAGTGAGCAGGAGAATGAAAAAATAAAAGAAGAAAAAAAACACATTCAATATTATGTCAGTTAAATTTATAACATCGATTTATAGTGATTTACACGGAACAGAATTAGGTGGTAGAACAGGTAGAAATGGTCATTATAGATATAGTTTATTGTCATTATTAAAAATGACGGATGCTGATTTTTTATGTTATACGTCAGATAGAGAAATAGAATCATTAAAAGAATTTTTCTATACAGATAATAAAATTTCAGAAGAAAAATTAAAGTTTCAAATTTTTAATATTAGTGATACTAAATTTAAAGATTTAATTAGTAAAAGAAAAAATATAGACCAAATTAAACAAGGGGATAGATGTGTTGAGATTCAATACTCTAAGTTTCATTGGTGGTGGAATGAGGATAAATCTTATGATTACTATTATTGGATTGATGCAGGATTTTCTCATTGTGGGTTAATTCCACCAAAATATTTACTTGGCGAACATCCTCAAGCAAGATATTATGAAAGTAGTTTATTTAGTAATGATTTTTTGAAAAATTTGATTGAAGATACTGGTGACAAATTTTTAATTTTAGGTAAAGAGAATGATAGGAACTATTGGTCAGGAACTGTGAACCCAAAATGGTATACTGAGTATGATAGAAGTATTCACATTATTGGTGGTATGTTTGGTGGTCACAGAGATAAGTGGGATACTATAGTTAGTATGTTTGAAAGTTATATTGAGAATGTATTAACTGAAGATGAGGGATTACCTCACGAAGAACAAATAATGAGTTTGATGCACGTAAATCATAGAGATTTATTTGTAAGAAAACATTTTGATATATGGTGGTATAAAGGTAACTCCCCTTCAGGAGTATCGGACGAGATGTTCGAACAAAATAAAAGTTTTTATAAAATATTAGAAGAATTTAATAGAATTTATGAGTAAAATAACTTTAGTAACCGGTATATGGAATATCGGTAGAGATGAATTACAGGAAGGATGGTCAAGACCATTCCAACATTATTTGGATAAATTTTCTCAATTATTAGAGGTGGATACCAACATGATAATTTTTGGAGAAGAAGAATTAAAAGATTTTGTCTTTAGTAAAAGAAGTAGAGAAAACACTCAATTTATTACAAGACCATTAGATTGGTTTAGAAACAATGAGTTTTTTGATATGATTCAAAAAATAAGAACTAATGAATCTTGGTCAAACCAAGTTGGTTGGTTAAAAGAATCAACACAAGCAAGATTGGAAAATTACAATCCTCTTGTAATGTCTAAAGTATTTTTACTTAACGACGCTAAAATCATGGACCAATTCAATTCGGAATATTTGTTTTGGATTGATGGTGGTTTAACAAATACCGTTCACCCTGGTTACTTTACTCACGATAAAGTTTTAGATAAATTATCTAAACATATTTCTAAATTTTCATTCATTTGTTTCCCTTATGATGCTGAAACTGAAATTCATGGATTTGAATATAATAAATTAAATTCAATTGCTGGAGATAAGGTAACAAAAGTTGCTAGAGGTGGTTTCTTTGGTGGTCCTAAAGATTCTATTAGTGATATTAATGGAATTTACTATTCATTATTAAAGACAACCTTAGATGAGGGATATATGGGTACTGAGGAATCTATTTTCAGTATTATGTGTTATAAACATTCTGATATTATAAATTATTTTGATATTGAATCAAATGGTTTAATTGGTAAGTTTTTTGAGGATTTAAAAAATGATACCCTTAAAACTAAAAATGAAAGTAAGGTTGTTGTAACAAATAATTTGGACACCAATAAAGTTGGTCTATATGTTATAACATTTAACAGCCCAAATCAATTTAGAACTTTAATTAAATCAATGACTGAGTATGATAAAGATTACTTACTTAAAACTGAAAAGTTTTTATTAGATAACTCTTCTGACGAATCTACCTTTGAAGAATACGCTAAACTTTGCGAAGAACATAACTTTACTCATATCAAAAAAGATAATTTAGGAATATGTGGTGGAAGACAATTTATTGCCGAACATTTTGATACAACAGATTTAGATTATTATTTATTCTTTGAAGATGATATGTTTTTCTTTCCAAATGAAGGGGTTTGTAGAAATGGGTTTAATAGATATGTCCCAAACCTATACACCAAGTCATTAGAGGTTATGAAAAAAGAAAATTTTGATTTCTTAAAACTTAATTACTCAGAATTTTACGGAGATAATGGAACCCAATGGGCTTGGTATAATGTACCTCAACATGTTAGAGAAGAATTTTGGCCAGGTAAAAACAGATTACCTGTTCAAGGGTTAGACCCAAATGCACCAAAAACAGTTTATAGTAATGTCTTATCCCACAAAGGATTACCTTACTCAGTTGGTGAAGTTTATTACTGTAATTGGCCACAACTTGTTAGTAGACCTGGAAACCAAAAGATGTTTTTAGATGTGACATGGGCACACCCATTCGAACAAACATGGATGAGTCATATGTATCAGTTAGTTAAAAAAGAGGAATTATATCCTGGATTACTACTTTTAACCCCAACTGAACATAATAGATTCGAACATTATGACGGGGGTCTTCGTAAAGAGTCATAACAATATATTTATTGTTATGGAATTTTATATCAAGAAGAATGCGACCCTACCTGTTTTAAAAATGCAGGTTGTTAAAGACGGAAGAGCTGGCTATATCCAACTAATGCAAGATTTGGAAGTATCGACTATTTTCTTTTCAATGGTTGATGTTTACAACGGTATTCCAAAAATTGTTTCTGCTCCGTGTTATATTGTCCCCCTTATCTTTGCAGAAGACGGGGCACCAACAGAATATTATATTTATTATCAATTTAATGAAAGGGATACAAATACACCTGGCAGATATCAAGGTCAATTTTTAATTAAAAATGATGAGGGTAATTTAATTTTACCTATCAGAGAAGACTTGTATATTAATATCCAAGATAGTTTTATTTCTGAAACTGCGTGTTGTTAATTTGATTAATCCAAACTAATTTTTATATTTATTAAAGAAGGTAAATTTCACATATCGTGAAAGCTAATACACCACTTTAAAAAATATATTATGATATCTGACGAAGAGATTGAATCGTTCCTACACGGAAACGACCCCGAAGAATTTATTGTCGCCATCGAGTACGACTATCGCGAAAACTGCATTTACAAAATCAAAGAAATCCCTGGTAAAGGAAAAGAAATACGTAAAGATACGTTTACCCCATTTGCGTGGGTGGGTGATTTACGTGGTATTAAGTTCTATAATGATTCCAAGGCATTACAGAAAGAGGCGATGACCAAACACGGTATCGTCATAGACAAATTAGAAACTCACGGTAACGAGAGATTAGAAAAAGGTATGACCTACATGGTTAAATCCCTTAAAGGTTATAGAGAACTTATTCAGTTCTTTAGAGATGGTGGTTGCGACCCGTGGGGAGACAGGACAAAGGATAAGGTGATGATTCTACCTCCTGTGGAACAATATTTAATTTCCAAAGAAAAAAGACTATTCAAAGGTTTTGAGAACTACGAAGAAGTGACTCGACTTGTATATGACTTAGAAACGACAGCCCTTGACCCAAAGGATGGTCGTATATTCATGATTGGAATTAAAACAAATAAGGGTTACCACAAGGTTATCGAATGTATGGATGAGTCCCAAGAGATGGGTGCCATCATAGAATTCTTTAAGATTATTAACGAAATCAAACCAAGTATTATTGGTGGGTATAACTCAGCGAACTTCGACTGGCATTGGATATTCGAAAGATGTAGAATCTTAGGTATCGACCCAAAGAAGATATGTAAGTCGTTACACCCCGAACATTCATTCACAAGAAAGGATAGTATGTTAAAACTTGCCAATGAGGTGGAGGAATATGTTCAGACATCCATTTGGGGTTATAACGTAATTGATATTATCCATGCTGTTCGTAGAGCTCAAGCGATTAATTCAAGCATCAAAGCTGCGGGTTTAAAGTATATTACAAAATTTATTAATGCTGAAGCTCCTGACCGTGTGTATATCGACCACGAGAACATTGGTAAAATGTATACTAACAAAGAAGATTATTGGTTGAATATACAAAACGGTAAATATAGAAAGGCGAAAGTTGACCCAAAGATTGATGAAGTTTGTGAAAAAAGAACTGACGTTTATATTAAGACAACAGGAGATAATATTGTTGAGAGATATCTTGACGATGACTTGGATGAAACATTAAAAGTTGACCAAGAGTTTAACCAAGGTTCGTTCTTGCTTGCTGCAATGATTCCAACAACTTATGAGAGAGTATCAACAATGGGTACCGCAACATTATGGAAGATGTTAATGTTGGCGTGGTCTCATAAACACGGACTTGCAATACCAGCAAAAGAATCCAAGACAGACTTCGTAGGAGGTCTTTCTCGACTACTTAAGGTTGGTTATAGTAAGAATGTATTAAAGCTCGACTTTTCGTCTCTATACCCCTCTATTCAGCTCGTACACGATGTGTTCCCCGACTGTGATGTAACAGGTGCAATGAAAGGTATGTTAAGTTACTTCCGTAACACCCGTATCAAATACAAACAACTTGCTGAAGAGTTTTATAACATCGACCGTAAGAAGTCCGAATCATATGGTAACAAACAATTACCGATTAAGATTTTTATTAACTCGATGTTCGGAGCCTTGTCTGCACCTCAGGTGTATGCGTGGGGTGACATGTATATGGGAGAACAAATTACTTGTACGGGTAGGCAATACCTTCGTCAAATGATTAAGTTCTTTATGACTAAGGGTTATGTTCCGTTGGTAATGGATACGGATGGTGTGAACTTCTCTACTCCTGATGATGCCAAAGACCGAGTTTATGTTGGTCGTGGATTGAATTGGAAGGTAGTGTTGGGTAAAGAATATTATGGTCCTGAGGCCGATGTTGCAGAGTATAATGATATCTTTATGAGAGGTGAGATGGCTCTTGATACCGATGGGGTGTGGCCGTCTTGTATTAACTTGGCTCGTAAGAACTATGCTGTTATGGACTCCAAGGGTAAGATTAAGTTAACCGGTAATAGTATTAAGTCAAAGAAACTTCCATTGTATATTGAGGCGTTCTTGGATAAAGGTATTAAAATGTTATTGGAAGGTAATGGTAAGGCGTTCGTAGAATACTATTATGAGTATCTACAAATCATTTATGATAAGAAAATTCCATTGAGTAAAATCGCCCAAAGAGCAAAGGTTAAATTAACCCTTGAGGATTATTCTAAAAGATTAAATACCAAAACTAAAGCGGGTAATAGTATGAGTAGAATGGCTCATATGGAATTGGCAATTAAAGAAAAATTAAATGTGAACTTGGGAGATGTTATTATGTATGTTAATAACGGTACCAAGGCGTCTCAGGGTGATGTTCAGAAGATGACTGCAAAACAAATTAAAGATACGAATTTAGTTAATCAATATAATGACCCTAAATCTAAACCAATCACTGATGGCGTTATGATTAATTGTTATATGTTGGATAAAGATATTTTGGAGAAAGACCCTGATTTAACAGGTGATTATAATGTTCCAAGAGCGATAACAACATTCAACAAAAGAATTGAACCGTTGATGGTTGTATTCCAAGATGAAGTTAGAAATCATTTGATTGTTGATAATCCACAGGATAGAGGAATTTTTACAACATCTCAGTGTGAGTTAATAAACGGACATCCGTTAGGTGAAGGTGACCAAGATGATTTACAAAAAGATGTTATGGATATAACCGAACCTGAATTACGTTATTGGGAAAAAAGAGGTTTGAAATCTGATTATATGTATGATTTAGCTGAAGAGGGTTGGAAAGAAAAATTAGGAATTCTTCAAACCGTCTGATGATAAGATGTACCATGTACCACCAACAAATCTAAACTCAACACAGGCATATCTGTCCATTACTATTTCGTCATAATCCTCATCAATCTTACCTACATCAGGTCTGATTGTGAGGTGTGTCATAGACTTAACTACAACGTGGTCGGTTGTTCTTGAATCAAGAACCACAACTGAAAATGGTATGCCTGTTACAATAACACACTCTTCACCGTTTGTGCGATAATCCAACTCCGAAACCATTGAGATTTCTGATGTGGTGATTTGCATCCCGTTGATAATCCTTCTTGAGGGTATTGTTCTTACTATTGCCATAAAATTAGATTACGTAAATTTGACGAGGCATTGCTCTAAATTTCATTTGTTTGTTTAGGTTTTCAGCAATTTGGGCTTCTCTTTCCATTACTTTTTCAGGTCTTAATCTTGTTAACCAACCTTCAGCACCTGTTAATTCTTCTAATAGTTTAGATTTTTCGTCTTTAGCTTCTGTTAATAAACTTGTGTAGTCCATTGTAATTTCAGAGTCTGGTGTTTTTAAATTACCACTATACTTACCTCTTACTCTTGCTAATGTTTCTTTTACATAAGCTGTGAACCATCTTCTAACCCATTGTTTTCCCGGAACATTTAATTCTTCCCACGATAGTTCTTCTAATGGAACATCTGTTGGAAGTTTAATAACATCTTTGTTTGCCTTAAGACAAGCCGCCCTGTCATCAGGACCTACATCATAATACCAATACCATACTGCTTTTCCAACGTAACCACTATATTGATTCCAGTTAAATTTTCCACCAGGTGTATTGTATAAGAAAATATTCTTTTTACCATCAGGTAAACCTGTAATTCTGTAAGTTAATGAACCACCTAAAATTCTATTTAGGATATTGGCTTCTTGCATTCTGATTAAATAATCAAAACCCGACATCATATAATAAGAACCTTGATTACCCATTTGAGCAAATCCTGCTTGGTCAGCACCAAGACCTACACCACCGCCAACACCAGCAAATCCGCCCAAACCAAATGCGGTCCAAGCTTGATTGCTAAACCATAAAAGTTCATTAACCTCACGACCTGCGGGGATTTCATAGTTTTGTGTGTTAGCACTTAATATAAAATAATCTTTCTTTAATACCCACGGACCCATAGTTTGAAGTCCAACAATTTTTGAATATGAATATGCGAACTGTTGTTCAAAATCCATTGTTCTTGTAACCAACGCCTTTGCAACAGATTTTTCAGACATGTTTAAGTTAACAAGGTTAACCCATTGACTATCAATTAACCATTGTAAAATGTATTCTTCATAATCTTGAATAGATAATTCCATCAAAGAATCCATCATTTCATCTTCGACTTCTACACTTCTCAAAGGAGCACCTAACAGGTGTTTAATTCTCGTGTATATTTTTGACCTTTCTGGTTCTGGAATTACTGCCATATCAAATAAATATCATCAAAACGTTTATTCGATGTTTAACTTTAAAGCATCGATTGGAAACACATAATTACCATTAAATATCTTAGGTTTTTTGTTAAAAATTAAAACGTTTTTTCCTTTTTGGAATATCAATAAATCGGTACTATAATACTTAACCTTACCAGTACCAAGAAGTGTAATAGTTCCTTTTTCTTCGTCAACTATTTTAACTTTGAATGGTTTAACTTGTGCAGTTTCTGTCTTGCCTCCACTTGTCAATTTCAAATCAATTCCTGATAATGCATCTTCTTTACTACCAAGTTTACCAATTTGTTCTATCTTAACATCTTTACCAAAATATCTTCTTAATATGGCTGCTGTTATTTCTTCTCTCTTATCCCCCATAGCGTTTTTCTCTTCAAGAGTCTTCATTATGTTAACAAACGTTGAACTTTTAGTATCAAAAATTTTATATTTAAAATGGTCTAAAGCGTTAACAAATCTTTCAACTTCTTTAAGTTGTTCGTTAGGGTTTTTACCTTTAAATACAATTGGTTTTTTACCTTCTATTGTTTTAATAACTTGGTTGATGTCGCTAAGTAAAATACAGAACGTTGTGTAGTTTGTGTTTAATTTATTAATAACAGACCTTCCTTCATTTTCTAAATTGAATATCCCCGGTAATTCACCCTTAGGTGGATTGGAAACATATAGGTCACTAAAGACCTCAATTAATATTCTTTCGATTCCGGCTCTATATCTTGATTCAATATCTTTGTGTGTGTTGAATAACTTTCTATAAAAATCAGTTTCTTCAGGTGAACATGCTTCTGATTTTGCTTCAGACATAAGTTTTTTTAATTCTGTAGACTCAGTTAATTTTGTCTTGGTCTTCATTTTGTACATCTTGGTTACAAAATCCCAGTTCACAACTTTCCAAAAGTTTGCAATATATTCGTCTCTTTTGTTTCTGTATTTTAAATAATATGCATGTTCCCATAAGTCTAATCCTAAAAGTGGAAACCCACCGTTCTCAATAACATTCATTAATGGATTGTCTTGATTAGGTGTCGACATTATTTTCAAAGTATTTCTTGTTGTTAATACTAACCATACCCAACCTGAACCAAATCTGTCTTTAGCAACTGCTTCAAACTTTTTCTTAAAGGTAGGAAAACTTCCAAAGTCTTTTATAATTTTCTTGTAAAGGTCTCCTTCTAATTTCTTTGGAGTTGGGGTCAACATATTCCAAAACAGTGCGTGGTTAAATGCCCCACCTGCGTTGTTTCTAATTGATTTATCAAACCTACTTATCGTTTTGATAATTTGTTCTAACTCTACATCCCCATATTCTTTCTTTGATAAAGCACTGTTTAACTTGTCTACATAACCTTTATAGTGTTTGTTGTAGTGAAAGTTCATTGTCTCTGCGTCAATGAATTGTTTGAGGGCGGAATAGGAATAGGGTAATTTTTCTATTCCAATTTTTTTCATTTCAGTTATTAACTGATTGGCTTGTTCTTCAACTTTTGATTCAATTATCTTATTTTCTGTAAGTTGAATTTTCTCTTCTATTTTGTTCATATTATTGGACTATCTTATAATAAATAATCCGTTTTTCGTTTAACGACGCATTTCTTGAATTCTCTTTAGAATTTCCTCCGCAGCATCTGTCGTGTTTTGATTGTCCCCCATAACTGTGGCAATCACTTGTTTTTTATTATTTAAGATGTCGTAGATAATTCCTTCGATTGTGTTTTCGAATATGGGGTAGTAAACTAATACATTGTTCTTTTGACCGTATCTGTAGGCACGGTCTTCGGCTTGTGAGTGGTCTGATGGTAGAAATGATAGGTCATTCATAATAACAGCTTCAGCGGCGGTTAATGTTAAACCAACACCGGCTGCTTTGATGTTACCAACAAACACTTTTATTTTTTCATTGTCTTGGAATTGGTCAACCGAGTTTTGTCTTTCGTGCTTTGGTGTTGAGCCATCGACTCTAACCGCCGCCTTTCCAAAGTGTTCACATATCTTAGATAGTGAGTCTGTGAAGTTACAGAATATAATAACTTTCTTTCCTTGCTCAACGATGTTTTCGGCCAACTCAATTGTTTGACTAATCTTCTCATCGGCAATTACTTGTCGTATCTTGGTTAACTTGGTGAACTGAACGGTAAGTGATTTTGATTCGTCGGGGTTCTTATCATACCAATCATAATATTCACCCATAATATCTTCATATGCTTTCGACTTTAATCTAAGGTATACTGGTGTGATAATCTTATCAGGTAAATCTAAAACATCTTCCTTTAATCGTCTTAAGGTAAGACCCGCAGTCCTATCTCTTAACTCTTCAAGATTACTGGCACCTGTAACGTTCCATATCTTTCTACCACCAGCATTGAACTGATATCCACTACAATATCTGATGGCGTATGCCATCCAGTTTTTGGCTACGGGTGAATCAACTAAACTTAATAAGTTAAAATAATCCATCGGTCTTGAAGTCATTGGTGTACCTGTTAACAACCAAAGTCTATCAACTTTCTTTACAAGGTCGTTGATTAGTTTTGTTCTTTGTGCTTGACCGTTTTTAATATAGTGTGCTTCATCAACGACAACCAAATCAAAATCGGCTCCAAGAATTTGCGAATCAGATTTCTTTTTAACATTATGAAAATTTTTAATAATATCGTAATTTATAATAACAAAGTCGTGTTCTTTACTGAAGTTCTTTCCTTCAGAAATATAAACACTTCTGTCTGTGTAGTTTGCAATTTCTCTTTGCCAGTTTATCTTCAAACTCGCAGGACAAACAATCAAAACTTTTTTGGACCCACTTTCAAGTGCCGCAATTATAGTTGATGTAGTCTTACCAAGACCCATATCATCAGCCAAGATATACTTCTTATTCTCAACAAGTTTTTGAATTGCCTCTTTTTGATGAGATAGTGGTGGTCTGTGAGAATATTTTTCATAACTAATAACAACGTCTTTTACTGTATTATCTTTAATGACCGCGGCTTTAGGTAACCAAAAGTCGTGGAGTTCTTCTCTCTCAAAAACTTTTCCCCAAATGTGAAACGCCTTTTCCTTTTCTGCCAACAACTTCTCCACCCAAACTTTTTCAGGTATTGTGGTGTATAATTTATCGTCAGCCAGTCTCTGAGCAAAATAAGCATCAAGTATCACCCACTTCTTGGCTACTTTAGGTGGCTTGTCGTGATTGTTTATAATATATTCAGATTGACTCCTTGTAGGATAAAATCTCTTATTCAACCGTGACTTCCTTTTAAGCTCAAGAATGTAGTTGTTGGGACCTTCATAGTTATCCAATAAGGACATTGCTTTTGACTCTAAACTTAATTCCATTATTTCAGAATAATCTTTGAGTTAAATATAGTTATAATTAAAGTATTTATCAATATGGAAAAATTAGTCCCTATTACTCGTTTAGGTAAGTTCTTCGGTGGAGAGGATTATACGTTGGATATTGGTATGGGTGAGGAGTGGTTGTTAGGTGATATGAACTTTACAATAATTCTTTATAGAATTGATAGATACAAAACTAAAACGGATGATGTTTATGGTGAGGTATTGGAAGATGGTATACAATTCTTGGCTCCTGTTGAGTTGAAAGGGTTGGTACAGATTATGGCGCCTTCCAATAAGAATTTGGGTAATTCTAAGGTTGCACAAAATGAGCCAGGTAATATGAAGTTTTCAATTTACCAAAAAACATTGGAAGACCTTCAGGTTAATGTTTTTGTGGGGGATTATATTGGATACTATGAGACTGAAGACAGGGTTAGATATTACACAGTAATTGATGACGGTCTTGTTAAGTCCGACAATAAACACACTTATGGTGGATACAAACCATTCTACAGAACGGTTACAGCAACATGGGTAAGTGAAAATGAATTTAGAGGAATATAATGGCGTTTCCAAAACAAGTTAAACCAACACTACCGTTAGTACCTAAGAAAACTTTACACGCTCGTAGAGAACAATTATTAGAGTACATCAACAAAGACGGAACTTATTTACCTAAGTCGGTATTACATGCTGATTTGGATAGAGGTATGTTAGATTTTGTTAAAGAAGATTTAAAAGTTGTTACTGCCGGAAAAATTGTTCCGATGGTTGACATTATTATTACAACACAAAACTGGTCTCAATACGTTGAAACCGCTTTGTTTGTTGATTTGGATTACAATCCAACCCCACCATTTATCACGGTTGTTAGAAGCCCTGAAGTAAAGTACGGGACAAACCCGTCACTTCAATATACAATTCCAAACAGAAAACAATTTTATTATGCATCTGTCCCAACATGGAATGGTAATGAACAAGGTATGGACATTTACACAATACCTCAACCAGTTCCTGTTGATATCAATTATAGTGTGAAAATTATTTGTAATAGAATGAGAGAGTTGAATCAACTTAACAAGATTGTAATGCAGAAGTTTTCATCAAGACAGGCTTACACATTTATTAAAGGCCAATACGTTCCAATCGTTATGAATAATGTTTCGGATGAATCTCAAATGACTTTGGAGTCGAGAAAATATTATATTCAAAGTTATGACTTCACAATGTTGGGTTATCTTATTGATGAGGAAGAGTTTGAAGTTAAGCCCGCAATTCAAAGGGTCACACAATTATTTGAACTTGATACAAGAGTGTTGAATAAAAAAAGAAAACAATTTCCTGAGAACCCTGATGAAATTGTGAACAACTTTTTATTTGTTGTAGGGAACACAACTTTAGTTGATGTTATCGATTATACCGCTAATATGGTTTTAGTCGGGACGGAAAACATTGCGAGTTACGATGTGTATATTAATAATGATTATTATGGTAGTGATGTTAATCTAATTCAAATCACAACTAATGATACTTTGAGAATTCAAGCATTCAAAAACGATTATAGTTATGAGGCCAAAATTATCTTCGATAGTAAGTTAGTTTAACCCTCACCATAGATATCTTTCTTTTCCTTACACTTTTCCATAATTAAATTTTCAACAAATTTGTAAATCTTAATTCCACGTTTATCACAGTATTTTTTTAATACCTCGTGTGATTCAGGTGATATCTTTAAGTTCTTTATTTCTTTCTTTGTTTTCATAGGTAGAAAAAAGGCAGAATAAAATCATACCGTTTACAAATACATATCTAAAAGTCAAGTTTTTTGTGTTAGTAATGAATATTTATCATTAAAATAAATCTGCAATAGAATTAATTAATAATGGCAACAGCACAAGCAAACAAAAAGGTGTACGTTTCACCTGGTGTATACACTTCTGAAACGGACTTATCGTTCGTAGCCCAAAGCGTGGGTGTTACGACTTTAGGGGTAGTTGGGGAAACATTGAAAGGTCCCGCTTTCGAACCGATTTTTATAACTAACTATGATGAGTTCCAAGCCTATTTCGGTGGTACAGAACCAGTGAAATTCGTGAACACACAAATCCCCAAGTATGAAGCTGCGTATATCGCAAAATCTTACTTACAACAATCAAACCAATTATTCGTAACAAGAGTATTAGGTTTATCAGGATATGACGCGGGTCCATCTTGGAGTATTACTGTAACTGCGAATGTTGACCCTTTAACTATTGGACTTACGTCTTCAGTTGGTGTTCCATTTACCGCATCATTTACAGGTAGTAATTCTGCAAATACTGTAACAGTTAATACTTCGGCGTTACCTGTTTCAATTCAACAAGATTATACAACACAATATAGATTAAGTGATGGAAGTACATCAACTTATCAGGCAGACTTTAACACATATCTTAGTGGTATTTGGGATACTTCAGGTTCTTCGGGTAACACTTCTGTGATTTATGGTTCAATACCTAACGGTGATTGGTATTCGTTGGCAACAACATATCAAAATATTAATAACGTTTTTGGTGTACCAGGAAATTGTAATATTGAATATAACGATTTAAGTTCGGGTTCTAACGACCCTTGGTATTATGCAACGTTCACAGGTTATACTGGAGATAATTATTCAGGATATTCTTTTGATTATATCGTTAATTCACTATCTTCAGGTGCTACAAGTGATGCGTTTGTTGGAACAATATCTGGTACAATTTATACTTTCTCAGGATTTGCTTATACTGAATACAACAACATGGTTGTTGCAACATTACGTTCAAGAGGTATTTCTGAATATACAAACAACGTTTCTTCACCAAATCACGGTCCTATCTATCAAGTTACTGGTATAACAGATGTAAGTTTGGTAACTGATGGAGCGTATTCAGGTGTAAGTAAAAATCCTTATGGAACATTCATAGTTTCTGGTATTACTAAAGCTGACTTTAATACAGGACAAAGAACAACTTTCCAACTTGAAACTTCATTAGCTGCTTCATCTTCAAAATACTTAACTAAAGTTTTTGGAGTTGATAATTTTGGAAAAGATAGATTTTCTGTACCTTTGTTTGTTGAGGAGTCTTATCAAGCATCATTAAATATTGCTTATCAAAAAGGTTACATTAGAGGATTAAATTCTACTTTAATTGAACTTGAAGATGCTAGAAGTGAAAATAACACATCTATTGCATATAGTTTAGAGAAATACCAATCTCCTGAAACACCTTTCTTGGTTTCTGAATTAAGAGGTAATAAAGTTTACAACTTATTCAAATTCATTTCAATCTCCGATGGAGATGCTGCAAATATGGAGGTTAAAGTTTCAATTGCAAATCTTTCTTTTAATAATATGTCTTTTGACGTATTAGTTAGAAATTTCTATGATACTGATGCTAATCCAGTGGTTATCGAAAAATTCACTAACTGTAATATGGACCCAGCTTCTAACAACTTTATTGGTGTTAAGATTGGTACATCTAACGGTGAATACGCATTACTTTCAAAATATGTTATGGTTGAATTATCACCAACGGCTCCTATAGATGCAATACCTTGTGGATTCCGTGGGTACACTCAAAGAGAATATGAAAATCTTTCTTCATATCCTTCACCATATATTCAATACAAAACAAAATATTTCTACCCAGGTGAAACTATTACAAACCCTCCATTTGGTGGGGCAGCAAATACAACAGAATCTGCGGGGGATATTGTTAGAAGAGCTTATTTAGGTTTCTCAACTCAATACGGCGTTGATGAATCATTTTTAACTTATAAAGGAAAACAAAATCCATCTAATTGGATTTCAAGTCCTACACAAGAAGCGGCTCCTTGGAATGTACAAAGTAAAGGATTCCATATGGACTCAGGTGCTACGGTTGTTACAATTTCAAACACTTATCAAACAAGTGGTGAAACAGCGTTTGAGTGTGGAACTGCTGACTTTAGATTTGACCCAGAATCTCAAGAAAACCCTTACTACTTCATTTACGCTAGAAAATATACAGTATGTTTTGCTGGTGGTTTTGATGGTTGGGATATCTATAGAGAGTGGAGAACTAACGAAGACAGATTCCAATTAGGTGCGTCAGGTTTCTTAGCAGGAGCTTATCCTTCTTCAAGATATCCAAACGCTACAGGTGAAGGTTTATTCAAGAGAATTGTTGTACAAAACAATACTCAAGACTTTGGTAACACTGACTACTACGCTTACTTACTTGGTATCCTTACATTCGCAAATCCTGAATCTACAAATATTAATGTATTTGCAACTGCAAGTATCGATTATATTAACAACTCAAACCTTTGTGAAGACGCTATTAACATGGTTCAATATTCAAGAGCTGACTCGGTTTACATCGTAACAACTCCTGACTATAAAATGTATACACCAGACGGAACAAGTCAGTATGACGTTATCTACTCTCAAGAAGCTGTTGATAACTTAGACAATACAGGAATTGATTCCAACTACACAGCAACTTACTATCCTTGGATTTTAACAAGAGATACAGTTAACAATACACAAATTTACTTACCAGCAACTGGTGAGGTTTGTAGAAACTTAGCTCTAACAGATAACATTGCATTCCCTTGGTTCGCATCAGCGGGTTACACAAGAGGTCTTGTAAATTCAATCAAAGCTAGACAAAAACTAACTCAAGAAGATAGAGATACATTGTATCAAGGTAGAATTAACCCTATCGCAACTTTCTCTGATGTTGGAACAGTGATTTGGGGTAACAAAACTTTACAAGTTGCTGACACAGCTCTTAACAGATTAAACGTTAGAAGATTGTTGTTACAAGCTCGTAAGTTGATTTCAGCGGTAGCGGTAAGATTATTGTTCGAACAAAACGACCAAATCGTTAGACAACAATTCTTAGACAGTGTTAACCCAATTTTAGATTCTATCAGAAGAGACAGAGGTTTATACGATTTCCGTGTAACAGTTTCATCTTCTCCTGAAGACTTAGACAGAAATACACTTACAGGTAAGATTTACTTAAAACCTACGAAGGCTTTAGAATTCATTGACATCGAATTCTTCATCACTCCAACAGGAGCTTCGTTTGAAAATATCTAATAAAAAAATGGGGGAGTTTATCTCCCCCTTTTAGCCAATATGAGAAGAATAGTAGAGGGATTTAAATCAGAGCATACACCAGATATGAAATATTATGCATTCGATTGGGATGATAATATTGTTCATATGCCGACTAAGATAGTTTTAAAAACTGAAGACGGTGATGAGATTGGGATGAGTACTGATGATTTTGCAGAATATAGACACAACATTGGAAAAAAACCATTTAATTATAAGGGTGAAACTGTTGTTGGTTTTGCTGATGATGCATTTAGAAACTTTAGAACCGATGGTGATAAAGATTTTTTAAT